ACTATCTGGAAGATACATACTTAAGATCTGGTAATGCCTCATGTTTTGCATGTAATGTGTATATTCATGGATAATACTACAGGCTAGTTCATGTAGATCGTGGTGCATACTTTTATCTATAAAGATGGTGGATTCTATCTCATCATAGAATGCCATACACCCTTCAGTATAGTAGTCACCATTCTTGAACTCTATGTAAGGAAGGTCTCGGTTGTATTTAGACATACCATATTTTGCAACACACCAATCAAAGATCTTGTTGGCATGTCGCTTGGTAAGCTTTGGTTGTTTGTCCATAACTAGATTTGTTCTTCAATGAAGACCTGTTCGATCTTCTTGGGTAACTTATTATAGTTCATTCTAAAGTGGTTAGGCATCATTTTAACTAACCTCTTGTTTGAATACGGGCTATTGTTAGAGGTACACCATTTCCTGGTGGCCAACATTCTATTATAAAAATGAATGTAACAATTAGCCTTCTTTATGTATTGATCAATGTCTATATCTAGACCGAACTTCTTTATGATCTTGACAGCTCTTTTCTCGTTGTCTAGTTCTAGGTCTCTAGACACGGCTAGATGCTTCTTAATGTCTCTAACTTCCTCACCCATCAACCAATCGTCTACTTTAGGGATCGATACATCTGCCTTCTTCCACAAGTCTATCTGATCTACCCATTGGGTCAAATGAGCAAACTCATGTGCCAAGATCTCTATGGAGTCTGGTCTATTCATAGAGCATACCAGCTCCTTATTATATTCGTCAAAATACCCAGAACATTGTAACTTGCCTGGGAGCCTGACGTATTTGGTGCGTCTGAGATCACACTTGATCCCATACTTCTTGCACTCTTGTTTAACGTACTTTACGAATTCTTTTGCTTTCTTATTCATAGAATGTCTTTTTAAAGGTCAAAGAATCCTATGATAAATATTCCGTTTGGATTTGTTCTATATGTTTACAGGTTCCAGCCCTGCCACTAAATTTGAAGGCGTGGCAATTGCATGACCAGTTTTTATGGTCCAGCTTTACAGTATAAGAACGGCCTCCATTTCCTTCAACGTCCCAATCCAACCTCAACTTAAAGGCCTCATTTGTGCCTCCTACGTGAGGCTTACGGAACCACATAAGATCGGCTTCCGTAGTCCCACTAGGAACATCGATCCTCTTACCATCTACTTGGACATAAGTACCTTTGTCGTCTTGAGTAGGAAAAGGATATTGAAAGCTGTGTATTATTATCATAGGGGTTTAAATTTAAATAAATTCCAGACTCTGGAAAAATCAAAGCCTGTAGTTTTTGGTCTTAGTTTACCGAAGTCATACTCGCTATGGAGATTATGTGCTTGAGGTTGAACGTTTCTGCAAGCAGAACCCACTCCAAACATATTCATCCACTCTTGTTGACTTACTTTCTCAGGATAAGTTGTACTCTTAATTTTAATGTTGCTCATATTAATTTTATTTAGTGTAACCAAATATTTTTGAATCATTAATTTCACGATAAGAATAATCTACACGAACTACCTTAGTTAACTCCTTTTGCTTGATAGTGCCTGTCTTACGATCTTCAATCATAACAGTAGCAACACCTTCATAAGGATCAAGATCAATTGAATCATAGTACTCGTTAGCTTGCTCAAATGTATCAAACAAACGCGTCTCTGTATCTTTATCAGTATATCCATCTAACAACTCTGATTCAAAGTCGTCTTCATTTTCTACAGTAAAGTAAGGACTAACTGTAACAAAGAACTTATTAGGGTCTTTTCCATCACCTATGATCTCTCTAGCTAGCTCTTTAATTTGTGCTTCACTCAATTCAATTGGGCTATTCTCTCTCGAAGATAAAATAGCTTGCATGATTTGTATAGCTGCTCGATCAGTAGTTGCTGGATCAAAACCACCAATATGCCACTCAATCATTTCATCTGTACGAAGCATACGATATTCTTTCCAATCATATACAGTAAAGACTTCACCAGACTCGAGCTCCATTTCCCACTCGAAGTTGACTTTGTCTTGACCTGTATTTGAATCTTCATTAGGTTCACCTAATACCTGGATTAACTGATCAACGCTTGCAGTTACAATACTATCATGGAAGCTAGTTCCTGATACACGCTTATTTGTCTTTTTCATATAACCTTTATTTAGTTTTAAATTATTGAATGTCTTCAAATTGTCCCCAAGGAAAATTCATATCAAACTTGATATTTGCACTTCTACAAACACTACCAAGATCAACTACTACTCCGTAAGGAATGTTTGATAAAATAGTATTCTCTTGTAGAGTTTCTTCAAGGCGAATAGCCGTATTTGGATAATCTACTTTGAATGATGCAATAGCCTTCTTAAGCTCAGGCTTGGCTCTTTCTAATAATGTTTTCATAACTGTTTATTTTAATTGTTTTTTAAATTCTTTAATCGGATCTTGTTTAGCAATTCGTTTAATGTAACTACTAACTCTATGCTTCTCATTTAATGAACGCATAAGTTCATCTCGTTCTAAGGTCTCTTTCAACCATTGTTCTCTGTTAGTCTCATATAGACTAAGTTTTTTATCTTTACTCATAACTCATAATTTGGTTCATAATCTTCATCTGTATCGTAGCATCCTACCATACGTTCTAACTCAGCATCAATACGAAGTTGATGAGGTCTCCAACGTTCATAACGTTCTGCATTTGTTTCTTTATCTTCAGGCCAATGACTATCATTGTCCCAACCTTTTGGAAACATAGGCTTAAGATCTTCACTACTTACATTAGGATTGATTGTTTGAATCTCACTATCAAACACATTTTTGTCTAGGCTAATAAGCCTCTCTAAATTTTCTTTCACACTTTTCATAACACACAATTTTATAATTAATAATCAAATGAATCTCTCATATTGAAGTCCTCGTCTTCTAGAATGTCAATTTGCTCTTCGATCACACTATCAGGAACATGGCCATCCAAAAACATTTCAAGCTCAACCTCTTTTAGTATCTGATCAATTGGCATTGCTTTGTACTTTCTAATTTCTACTTTGATCTCTTGACCCAAATACTCGATAACTGCAATACCTTTAGTACCTTCTTTGTAGGTATACTCTCGTCCTTTTGGACTTACGAACGTCTTACCAACTTTAGCACTATCCCAATCTCTCTTCTTACCAACTTCTTTTCTTTGCATCATAACATTTATTTTTTAGGTTATTCAAATAAACAATTCTCTTGCTCCCATCGACCGTTTATAAGTCTCTCGATCGTATAGTCACCATTGTACTTACGATTCTCTGGGTGTGTTAGCCACACTTTCACATCGTCTTTCCAAATCTTGAGTTCGTCTCCGTCCCAAGCTTGCTCGATTGTATCGAGACTTTCTAGTTGTCTTTTTGTGTATTTCATAACTTTTATTTGTAATTAAATATAATTATGGAGTCGCGGTCAATCAATTAAAGTCCACATTCCATTCTGTATACTCTATCATGGTGTTCAGCCTCTGAATATACATCTAAATTCAAATATGTATTATTCCAAAAATTATGAAATAAATACGTATCCGCCCATTTAAGGTCAGCTTTCATCACCACTTTAGCTTCATCAGCTGTTAATACTTCTTTTTGTTTTAATTCTTGTACGTTCATAACTATTATTTTTATTAGCTTAAAGAACTTAATACCACACCTTTGTAACCAAGGCTATTAGCCTTCTCGATACCAACGAACTCGCTAAAGTCTTCACCTGGTACCTCATACAAGTATACCTGGAAGTTCTCACAAAACTTCTTAATATGCTTGGACTGCTCGGCCCAATCCATATACATCGTATTGATGCCTAACGTATAGTCAAGCCAATCGTGAACATCACAAATATTCAATACAGGAAATTCGCTTTGTAGCTCAGCGATAACTCTGTTTCTACCTTCTAATACTAATTCATTCATATTCATAACTTTTATTTTAAGTGTCCTTTAATCAATCGAACAATGTAAATATACTACGAATTTTTGACACCAAAAAATTTTTAGTGAACTATTTTGAAAATTGTCGATTGATAATCAATTAGTTATGCAAGTGATTGGAAATCAATCAGTTACACACCTTGATAATCAATTAGTTACGTATGTAGGAAAATTAATATGTATAAGTGACTCACTTCTTGTACCTGCACCTGTCAAAATGCCATTGTTTCATGGCGCTTCCTTTTCCTTTCTTTAAACAGTGCGGACACGTATACACGGGACGAATATCACCAGCATATTTAGGACATTTATCAAAATGATATTTTTTTGCATTATTAGATGCTGTTTTAATTCCACAATGAGGACATTCAATATGGCTGTATACTTTTCCTATGCTAGCTTCTTTTATTTTATTTTTATGTTCTTCAGACTTAGGTTTTCTCATTCTCATTTTTGTTTCCTCAGTCTTAGGTTTTTTCATTCTACTCTTATGGTATTCTGATAAAGGCTTGCCTGTTTTAAATTCACTAATCTTTTTATTTATATGAGCTCTTTCTTCTGGTGTCATGTTTAATCTTTGACTTATTAAGTGGGCTGCGCAATATTCACCTTTATCATAATGAATTTGATAATGCTCTTTTAATGGAAGTGCAATAAGATTAAATATATTATTGTTATTTCTATCACCATCAATGTGATGGATATCATAAGTCACTCCATTTTCATCAACTGGTATCGGTCCGTAATAATCAGACCATATTTTTCTATAATCAGCCATAAAATAAAAATGGACCCAGAGGAAGTAAAGGTCCCGGAATGACCGATACTCCATGAGTCCAATAAATTATTGTAGATAGTTGATTCCGGCAACTTTCTATCTATAATAAATATCTTACTTTTTAAAATCTATAAATTCATTACCATCTTCTTGACTCAAATGATCTTCTTTAGACTTAAATAATACATCTCCAGATCCATCTAATCCGAGGTTTTTAAGATGTGTATAATAAAAATCATCGAGTTGGAATAACTCTTGTGCATCTTCTTTTATCTCTGGTGCATCTATAGGCATTGCTTCTAGACGTTGTAGCATTTTGTTTGAGAACGGATCTTCTATGAACAAGAAGTAACAATTGTAGCAAAGCCATCTTAGGTTCTCTATTCTCCAGTCACTACGTTTACCGTTAACAAAGTTAAGTAGTAAAGGTGCTTTCATATCTGTCAATCTCTTCTCACTGAACTTACATGTTGCACATTGGTAACCTAGTCTACCATCTTTCATTAGAAGTTCTTTCAACCTTATAATCTTCTTGGTATTGATAGGTTGATTCTCTACTAACATGTCGTCTAGATTCTTCTTCCACTGTCCACCTACCCAGTTCTTAGGCATACCTTTGCCTGCTTGATTCTTGTGTAGTTCGAACAAGCTTTTGCCTGTAGCTTCGTCTATATGTTTCTTTGCATACTTCTTGTATGTAACATCTGTAATGCCAAGCCATCTAGCAGCTTCTTTATTGCTTCTAGTATTAGCCATGGCTTCTCTAATTCTTTCTGGAGATAATTGCAGGCCTCGGTTCCACCAGGTTTCTGGTCTAACGCCTCTAGCCATATTTTCTTTCGTGAAGTTATATTGCTTGCTCATCTATTTTAGGGTTTACTTTACACATCAAGTTCCACAAATCAGTTGGGTTGTTAAGTATTACCTCGTCTTTATCATTCACTATAATTGGGTTCATAGTCCCATCAGAGTTTACTCTATCGTATAAATAGAATCCTATTAGTTCCATACATTGCTTACCGAAGTTCATATACAACAACATGTCTATGATAGTAAAGAACTTCTCATCATAGTTAGTAAAGTCAAGGTTTAGATCTGCATAGACTATATTCTGTCTAACAAAGATCTCTTCCATCATCACAATAACATTAAAGAATAGTTCACGCTTCTTGTCTATTACAGACTTCCTCTTCCTTCTAATCAAGGTTTTGGTACCTAAGATCTCATCGACAGCTAACTGAACTTGCTTATATTCTTTTTCCATGCTTTCTCTTTTTAGGTACGTCTATCTTTCCAGACTTAGGTTTTTCTTGTATGGTGTGAATTAAGTTCTTAATGTGAGTGCACATCTCATAGTCTTCGTCTTCAACGTACCAGACTAAACAGGTCTCAAGTGCTTGGATCCAGTTGTTCTTATGAACCTCTACATACTGACCTGAATCGTTTATTTCAAATAAAGATGCGTAGATCTTCTTATCAGCGACTGCTTCTTCTATAGCAAGTGGTACATGCTTCTTAACCAGATCTTTTAGAATATCTGACTTAGCAATTTGCTCTGGAGTTAAACTATCTAAACTATCAAATAGTGCTCTAACAGGTTTACGCATAACTAAATTAATCGTTTTTACTTGAATCTAGGGTTATGCAGTCTCATAAACTCTGCATGCTCTGGTCTTTTCTTGCCATAGAATGGATGGTTTTCTCCTCTCATCTTTTCTTTAAAGCTTTCTGATTGTGTGTTTCTAACTCCTGTATATGTAGGACAGTTGTCGAAGTGCCATCTATGCATAACATTCTCATTTCCTTTTTTACCACAGTGAGGACACTCAGCATCTCTCTTCTTCTTTCCTTTCTGAGCTATGCTAAGTTTAAGTTTAGTTTCCTCTGACTTGACTTTCCCTAAACCAGATTTGTTACCTTTAGAAGTAATAGTCAGCTTTTGTCTATGCTCTAACGTCTTCTTTCTACCAAACCAAGGATGGGCTTCTTTACTTCCGAATCCACCATCTCCGATTTCCTCTTTCATGTTAGCCCAGTTATCTGACTTAACTACATTGAATAAGTTAGAATAATACAATCCTAACTCTTTTACTTCATCTTCATTAATTGTTTCGTGAAGTATCCAAGTCTGTAAGTCTGAGTTCTTGAGGTTGTGCAAGTTAAGGTGTCTTTTCCATCTTAGCCCACTACCTTCATACTTATAAGGATCTTGAACTGTCTTACCTAGATACAATAACCCTTTAGGACTCTGCTTAACGTATATGTAAGTCTTCTTATTCTCCACCTTTCATAGCTTTGATTATCATCGTAGCTACTGAATTTAAAGGTACGATGAATCCTATAACGTTACGATATGGCGATCTATCATCAAAATCTACCATTACGCCAGCAGCTCCTAGGCGTTTCTGTAATGCTATACTTATTTGTTGAGCCAAAGCTTGCTTGTCTCTAGGATCTTGGAACTCTTGATCTAGAATGAACTGGAGTTTAACTCCTTTCTTGGTAGGATTATCGTTAACGTCGAACTGAAGCTTGTACTTCTTTCCTCCGACGGTTATATTGAATAGTGGATTAATAGCCTGCGCCATCTTGTTTTTAAATAAATATCTTACTCTATTGTTAATAGTGACATATCGAACGGTGGATTTTTAACCACGATTTGATCTGGGGCTAGGCTGACCACGTTCTTTACCTCTATTCTGGCTGATCCTAGTTCATATATTCCTGGTTCATAAGGTTCTATAATCGAGCTTATACGCGTCAGGTTTTGTAGAAAAGGATCTTGTTGAGGATCGACTTTACCAAAGGACACTTCAATTTTAATGTTATAATCATCTGGCTGACCTACTTTGTAGATCGAATCGAAATCAACCTGATTGTAGAACTCTTTATCGTGTTCCCAATCCTCTAGTGAAAATCCTAATAGTTCGTTTGCTGGATCATGTTGGTTACTGAAGATAGATATGATCGCTTTCTTTTGATCTTCGTTTCCTAACCACACTCTTGAAAAGAATGGTTCTATTTGTACTATGAACATCGGATTCAATTTGCCAGGTTCTGACAAAACTAGATCCATATCGATCTTATTTAGTTTGGGTTCACCATGATTAAAGTTACCCCACTTCTGTAAGAATCTCCTAATCTCTATTCCGTCTGCTATTTTCTGAAGTTCAACACGTCTTTGTGCATCTTGATTGTTCTTATCAAACCAATTCTTTCCTCTTGAAGATACACATGTGAAATGATATACCACAGCAGAGAAAGTTTGTTTTAGACTTATTCCTGCATGTAAACATCTTTGGACAAAGTCAGAATCTTCTCTAGCTCTTCTAAACAAAGTATCATATCCTCCTATCTTCATCCACGTTTCTTTATGAAATGTATATGGTGCAAAGAAGTAGTCTACTATTTCACTTCTTTTAACTGTTTCTGAAAACTCTACAAACTCATCAAATTTAAATTCAAGAGGATCTAAACCAAAGTCTTTTGTTATAGTTTTATCTGATGGTCCATGAAGTGGTGGTTCTATTCTAGTAGAACTTAATATTGTATTCTCTTCTAAAGCATTTATAACTTCCGTATCATAATGTTTAGACACAACCATATCAGATTGTAGATAGCTTATAATGTCATACTTTGCTAGTTCAACTATCAAATTAGAGTTTCTTTGATAGCCTACTATTCCTTTTAGTTTATGAGTAACTATCTTTAGATCAGTAAAGTCATTCTTTACAGACTTTAAATAGTCAACAGTTCCATCTGTGTCTTTATCTACAAATACTATTATTTCATGGTCTTTATTATCTAGATTCTCTTTCAAAGACTTCAAGAGTAGTTTAGTATATTCTAAAGTACCAGCTCCTACATTAGTTGCAAATGTTATATTTCTCATTTTAGTTTATTGTATACTTGTCTAATACCTTCTTCTAGACCAATATAGTTAATTCCAATTGGTTTATAATCACCTATATAATTAGTGACGATATTATTGTTAGACGATATAGCAACTTTATAATTGCTAAGATTATTTACCATCATTGCAATATCTAAAAGCGATTGCTTTCTTTCATAAACACAATCATATGTTTTAGGCAAGTTATTATTGTTTATATAGTAGTCAACTACACTAACTAGATCTTGCATATAAAAGAAGTCCATGTATTTGTATTCATAAACCTGCATGTCTTCTTTATTTATGTACTTATTGATGCAAGATTTGATAAACCTAGTGTCTAATTCATTCTCATCAAACACAGCAAACACTCTCAAATTATAAAAGTTATTTATCTCTTCTATTGATCTAGCTATAACTTTCTTACTCAATCCGTATGGTTCATCAGACATATATAGTTCAGCACCAGAACCAAAATGGATTAGTTTATCATAAGACAATTTATTCTGAAGTAGATTATAATACATAGACAAGTTAATGTCCATGTCTAGATAATTGTCTTTTCTAAGTCTACTACCTCCTGATACTGCGGTATGTATTATTACATCGAAGTGCTTATCTCTCATGTAAACTCTTGTGTCAATAGAGTTAGTAAGGTCTAATGTGTCTCTGCCAATACATGTTACATCATACTTGCTAGATAGTTCTCTGTAAAGACTCTTAGCAATATAGCCAGATTTACCTGTAATTAATATATTTTTTATTCTATCCACTGTATATTTTTTAATTCTCCTGGTATGAACTTACCGTCTTCTCCTAACTTGGCTACTACTTTAGGTTCATGAAATTCATTAGGATCTGTGAACACTTCACATATTGCAGGACCTTCTTGACTAAAGAATTCTTTTAGCGTAGATTCAATATCACTATTGTTCTTTATAGAATAATAAGGTAAGTCGTATGCATTTATTAACTTCTTAAAGTCTGGAAAAGAAACTCCGCTTGACTTCTCAGAAGCTACATACTTCCCTTTAAAAAAGGTTTTCTGAGATATCTTTATAGACAGATACCCATCGTTGTTTAATAGAATGAGTTTTATAGGAAGGTTATAATGTTTGATTGTTTGTAATTCATGTACGTTCAAATGTAAACTTCCATCTCCTTCAAGACAAACTATTTTGTGTTTAATAGCAGCTCCTATTGCTGCAGGCATTCCGTATCCCATCGGAGCACAACCAGTATTTGTAATTAGTCTTTGATCTTTCTTAAGATCTAAAACCTGCATAGTAACTACATTAGCAGATCCATCACTTGTTATTACATGGTGGTCGGTTGGTATAACTTTACTGAGCTGCTCTATAAAATAATAGTTACTAACAAAGTCTTGATTGTCTCTGTGTCTTTGTAAAACTTTAGGAGCTTTGTTTACTTCATTACAATGATCAATCCACTCTGTATTAGTTCTAGGTAACTCTTGAGCCAATAGCTGTTTTAAAAACTGTTTAGCATCAGACTCAACTTTAAGATCAGTAAATAGTGTTGGTTTATTTAATTCATTAACATCTACGTCTACATGTACTTTATAAGCTTGTTTAGCAAAGCTATGAAAGTTGTATCCTGTTTGTCTAACATATAATCTGCTTCCTATAGTTAATAAGAAGTCACAATCACTGATTAAGTTGTTGGCACATATTTGTGCGTGTGTTCCAAATCTACCATAGTATTGTGGATATTCTGATGTGACTAGATCATTTCCGTTCACTGCAGTTATAACAGGAATATTGGTTGCTTCTAAAAGTTTATGTAGCTCATCAACACCACCACTTAATCTAATACCATTTCCAACTATTAGTAGTGGCTTCTTTGCCTCTTTCCATTTATTTAATATTGTTGATAGATCAATGTTGCTAGCATTTTTTATTTCTGTATTATCTTCAAAGCCTACTAATAATTCTGGTTCTATATTTGCTGATTGTACATTCAATGGTATATCTATCCAAACAGGACCAGGTCTACCTGTAGTTGCTAACTTACAAGCCTTTTCTAAATGATACTTTATTTGATCTGGTTCATTTACCTGTACTGCATATTTAGTCATGCTTTTTACAGACTCAACTATATTAAACTCTTGGTCTCCTAATTGTCTTAAAGGTAGGTTTGTATACTCAGTAGTCATTTCTTTATTGACTTGACCACTTATAACAATAACAGGAATAGAGTCTAACCAACTACATAAAGTACCAGTAATAGCATTAGTTCCACCAGGTCCACTAGTAACAACACAAGCGCCTAACTTGTTATTAATTCTAGCATATCCTTCTGCAGCGATAGACGCAGCTTGTTCGTGGTGCGTTGCTACATATTGAACTCCTTCGGTACTTCCTAATGAATCAACTAAGAATATGCAACCTCCACCAGATACTGTAAAAATTGTATCAACTCCATAGTTATCCCTTAAGTATTGAATCACAAAGTCAGATACTCTCATACGTTTCATTTAAAACTTTTCTAATGACTTCAATGTCTTCTATATTTTTTAGAAAAGGTTCTTTATCAATAAGCACCATAGTCAGTTGACCTGTACTCTTTTTATCAGACTTTACAATCTCTAAAAGTCTATCTAAGTTAAACCAATCTCTTTCTAATTCTAGTTCACTGTCTTTTATCAATTTGATTCCTTTGTCTAGAATGATCTCATAGTTGTGAACATCATAGCCAAGATACTTTGAAACTCTAGCCGCTATCATAGATCCTAATATAACAGCAAGTCCATGAGGTATCTTGTTGTTAGACGTAGTTTCTATTGCATGGCCAAATGTATGTCCATAATTTAGAAAGCGTCTTTCCTTTTTATCAAACTCATCTTTCTTTAAAATACTAATTTTATATGAAAGACCTTCATGAATCATTTCTAGTATATCTCTAGAAAGATTAAAGTTCTTAATGTCGTTTTGTAATATGCTAAATTTATAAATCTCTCCTAAACCACTAATATAATCTTTTCTAGTGAGCGTATTTAGAAACTCTTTATTAATTAATATCTTAGTTGGTGGATAGAAAGTTCCTACTAAATTCTTCTTACTACGTAGATTAATAGATGTTTTTCCTCCTACACAACTATCAGCTTGTGCCAAAAGAGTTGTTGGTATTAAAATGTATTCTATTCCTCTGGCATAAACAGATGCACAAAATCCTGCTAGGTCTTGTATTATACCTCCACCTATAACAATTAACTTGGTTTTTACATTAGCTCTTCTTTCAGATAGCTGGCTTAATAAGTCCTCAGCTCCTTCAAGAGTCTTTGCTTTCTCAGTTGCTTCTACTATTATACCACTATTTAATTCAGGATATAGGTTAGCGACATTACTATCTACAATAGATACGGTATTAGGTTCTTTCATAAGATCCTGAATCACTTGCATCGTGTCTATGAATTCAATAGTATAACTATGAATTGAAGACTCTATAGTTAATTTGCTGTGCATGTATAACCTCCGTCTATTATAATGTTTTGTCCTGATATGAACGTATTCTCTATTGACATTTGGTATACTAGCTTAGCAACCTCTTCTGGTTTTCCAAGTCTTTTAGCCGGAACCTTCTTTACAAGTTCTTGTAGTTCTAATTCAGTATTATTCTGATACGTCAAATCTGTTCCTATAAAACCTGGTGATATAGTATTGGCTAAAATCCCTTGGCTTGTATACTCTGCTGCTATTGCTTTAGTTAATGCGTGTAATGCATTTTTGCTTGCACTATAAGCAAGTCTATTAGGTTTTGCTATATTAATCCAAATGCTTCCTATGTTTACTATTCTACCGTATCCTTTTGATATCATATAAGGTAAACACTGTTGTACAATTTGCAGAGCAGAGTTATAATTAACCTGCATCACATCATTATCAGATATGTCTACAATACTTTTTAAAGGGTTAATACCTGCATTGTTAATAACAATATCGTACTCTATATCTTCTAATAGAACATCTGATCTCAAGTCTAATTGATCTCTCGTAGGACTAATCACATAATGACCATTACTTTTAAAGTATTCTGTGATTGCTTTACCTATGCCTCTAGAACCTCCTGTGACTAATACTTTCATGATTATTTAACAAATGTACTATTTCCAAATATTCTTACAATTTCACATTTAGAATTAGAAATAGAAACTGGTATTTTATTATCTCCTATTAAGTATTCTTTAAGTGCACTTTCATAAAATATTTCATTGTAATTTTTCTTATACCAATAATCATCTATAAAATAATAGTATTTTGTTTTTACATCCATGTAATTTTCTGGGCCTGCCATCCATATATCATATATACCATCAGGTCTTGAATTTGAACATAAAATATGATCTTTAGATAATTCTTCCACTTTAAATTTTTCTGTATAATTTATATCCATTCTAGTTGAAAAATATATATCATATTTTTTATAATTTCTTGCTATTTCAAAAATCTTTCTGGATCCTTCAAGCATATTTTTAACTCCTAAATTTGCTCTAGAAAAATGATGGTCTTTAATATACTCTATTGGAACATTAGGATCTTTATCTTGTTCTATATATAATATCTTAGGATTATAGGATGCATGTATTCCAGATATGTCTGCTAGCTTTGAAGACTCTTCTAAATTTTTTCCAGTTAAATCATCCCAGCCATTCCAATAAGATCCTCTATTTGTATTAACTGTATTCCATGTATGAATAAAGATATCACCTGGTATTTGTGAATACACGTTATCAAAAAAATTTCTATAACATGATTTCCATGATCTTGAATGCCCGTGAAATAAATAAGCAATTTCCATTATTTAAATTGTATTTATTGATTGATTAATTCTATCTTGAATCATTTTAATTCTAGATAAATCATAGTTGGCATTCATATTATAATACTCGTGTTTACTCATTAACCATTCGTATTCAAACATCTGCGCTTTTGATAATGCTCTAGATAAATTTTTAAGACTTATAGATGGATCAAATATAGCATATCTAGTTTCAAACTTATCTAACAACCCTTCCGAATTAAGCTTCTTAAGAAAGTTGAGTGAGTCTACTGATACTGCGCCTCCTAAACAGGCTTTTAATCCCTTCTCTTTTACTTTACTAAATACAGATTTTGTCATTTTAAATATTTCGTCACTATTAACATAGGATCTATCTTTTCCCATTGAAGAAACTAGATCTACTCTACCAACTGTAATAGCATATAAGCTGTCTGCTTCTTTTATTGAAAGTATAGAATCTATATTGGATACCGCTTGTTGGGTTTCTATATTAACTAAAAGCTGTAATGATGATACTACGTCTTCTGGAAGGGTTTTGTTTATAGAGTCTATAAACTTTTTTAATCCAAATGCTGATTCTACCATCGGAGCCACTACTCCTTTAACTCCTATGATAGATAAGTCTTTCATATCTCTTATTGCTTCAGGGCCACCAATCTTTAAATTAAGTTTTACTTTAGATTGATTACAAACTTCTTTTAATCTAATTGTCTCATTAAAAGTTGCTCCTTCATCTTCAAAGCTTGTTTTTATTCCTATAAGCCCGTCATTCTCTACCAAGTCGGTTAATATCTTTGAACACTTAAATTCTCTTATATTCATACTATTTGTTTTTATTTTTTTAATTTACCAAATAAATTTATACTTATAATATTCTACGATAGCTTCAATCTCTTTACTAAATACTCTATTAGGTTCCCAACCTAAAGATCTAAGTTTAGAATCATCTAAAGCATATCTAATGTCTTGACCAGGTCTACTGATAGAAAAATCAATAAAGTCTTCAGGTATTATTGACTCTTCTTTAAAATAAGACTTAACTATAGATTCTACAGTATCTATGTTTCTTTGTTCAAATCCACCGGCTACATTGTATATTTCTCCAATAGATCCTTTTTCAATTATAGTCATAACGGCTTCTGCTGTATCTGCTGCGTGTAACCAATTACGATACGGCATTCCATTGTCGTGTAGTGGTATCTTCTTGCCTATTCTTAAATGCTTAACAGATTTAGGAATTAGCTTCTCTACATATTGACCTATCCCATAATTGTTTGTAGGTCTTATAATCATATAAGGAACTTTATGAGTTCTACCCCAAGCCATGACTAACATATCAGCGGCAGCTTTGGTTGCGGAGTAAGGATTGGATGGTTTTAGTATATCCTTTTCTGTATGATCTCCTGATTCGATATCTCCATATACTTCGTCTGTACTAAAATGGATTAGAACAGGCTTCTCTGTATTCTCTCCTCTGTGATTCTTAATTAGTTCTAATAGGTTGTGAACACCGTCTACATTTGATTTAACAAACTCTTTACTACTAACTATACTATTACCTACGTGCGTTTCAGCGGCAGTATTAATTACATAATCACAATCATATAAGAACTGAACGTCGTTAATGTCTTGTCTTTCAAATGTGAATCTATCTCCGTATTTTTCTGTAAACTCAAATAATAGATCTTCATTAGAAGCGTAAGTACATTTATCTATTCCTCTAACATACCAACCCTTTTCTAAACAAGCTCGAGTTACGTAAGATCCTATAAACCCAAAGCATCCTGTAACGTAAACAACTTTTATCATTTGTCTATTTTTTTATAATGTGATACTAATTTTTTTACTACTTCTTCTATACTATATTTAGTTTTAAAACCATAAGAGTTTAACTTGGCTACGTCTAAATATGAATGTTCTACCTGTACAATTTTATGAAAAAAAGGTATACTTATTTCAACGATCTTAGAAGTGGAGCTAGATTCTTTCATTGCTATGTCTACAACATCAGCTAATTTACTTGGCTTACCACTTCCTATATTGATTATCTCGTTTACGGGTGCATTATCTAAACAACACATTATTGCACTACAAACATCATCTACATAAATATAGTCTCTTAATGCCGTTCCTCCGTTGTATAGATTAACATCTTCACCTTTAACAGCTTGCCTGATCAGGTGTTGCGCAGCATTTTTCTTTTTAGATATCTTATTGTCTCCTTCTCCAAGTACATTGGCCAGTCTAAAGATTCTATACTTAATATCAAATGTTTCACAAAAGCTTATTAGCATTTGCTCAGCGCATCTTTTTGTAATTGAATAAAACCCCGTAGGATTACAAATAGACTTCTCTTCATTGAATGGCACTACTTCATTTTTACCATAGACAAACCAAGAACTTACAAAGTTAAATACAAAATCTTTATTGTTCCTGTCTATATTATCTAACACATTCATTAAGACAGTTAGATTAGTATCAATGTCCTTATGTAGATCTACGTGTACGTTGTAGTTGTCAATAGTACTAATTAAATACAATACCTGATTTGACTTAGGTACGTAGTCCTCTCTTTCAAGCTTAATTACTTGGTCTGGATACATTTCACAGAATCTTCCTCCTATGAATCCACTAGCTCCAAATACAGATATATTATTCATCTAATATTACTTTTTGAAATTTAGATATGTTATGTTTATTATTTCTAACAAATTGTTCGTAAGGGTATTGTTGATAATCGTCTAAAACTTTTACCAATGGAACAGGTGACATACCTCTTATTCCACTAGGATCTTGTTTATATTTGAAGCCAGCAAACTCTCTATTGAATCTAGGTTTATTATCTATATGCGTTTCTATGTTATCGTTTCTTAGTTCATAAGAAGCTTTATTATACAATCCTGGTATTTCTATGTCTGGCATTCTTTGTCCAAACATTTCAATATATCTATGAACTATATCTCCGTCTTCTTCTCCAAAACCACAAAGTCTTTCATCAAAGTATCCTAATTTATGCATGATACTCTTTGTTAGAACAAAATGAGAAAATTGGTTATTGATAGTAAAGAATTGACTTTCTGTATTTTTAATAAAAGATTCTACAATAGGAAGTGTTTTAGGATTATCGTAAACCACATCGTCGCAGATCATGAAAATATATTCAGTTTTACTAAATATGATCAACGTATTCCATAGTTTGCACAAACTCTTAAACTCTGGGCATATGATAGGATATATGCTTTTATACTGCTTAGATAGATCTAGCATCTCTTGCCTATATTCTTCTGGCATCTCCTCTTCATTATTTCCATTCACTGCTATCATAATATCAACCGTATCTGGGACGTGTTGCCTGATTTGGTGCACTAGTTGCTTAACTAGCTCTGCTCTTTGCTTAAATGTGACTATTGCTATTGTTATATTAGTATTCACTTTCAAATGCTTTATATAGTTTAACCTTTTGTTGCTCTAATTTATCTTCAGACTCTTTACTAACTGTATTAGGATGGTCTAAATATATAGCCAAGACTTCTGGTATCAGTTTAAACTTAGCTCCAGCTTTAGCAAACCTTGCCCACATTTCCCAGTCTCCAATGATACTATATTCTTCTTGATTAAAATAACCTGCCTTGTCATGTAACTCTTTCTTCCATACAGGATCTGGTCCTATCAGACAAGCTACTTTATAATGATTCTCATAGTTATCTGGAAACTGCAAAATGTTTTTCTTACTGAGATCTAGATTGTTGAAGTTTTCATTTGGATCAATAGTAGCTGCGTAATAGTTATAAGCTACATCAAAGTCGTTGTTCTCAAGAAGATCATATTTTATTTTGGTATTGATAGGATGCCTTAAGTCGTCTACATTCCAATTAGTAAGGTATTTAGTGGTAGCTGCTTTAACTCCTAGATTCCACGCATGATACATTCCGGCTTTCTTATCTTCTTGTATTAATTTAAAGTTAGGATATTTTTTAAACACATCAAATTGATCAGACCATTCTGAGTAAACTATAATGTGCTCTGTTTCTAAAAAGAAGTGTTGTTCAATTGCATTATTAAAGTATCTTAGAATATAATCTGAGTATCTGTTCAGAGGTCCTATTGCTGTTATTACACTGAGTTTGTAAGGGTTTAGGTTTACTGTCGCTTCATTGTTCATACTCATGAAGTCATAACCCCAGTTACCTAGGTTTGGTATGTTGTGCTTTTCTGTTTTACTTTTAATGTAGTCTAACTTGTAGTTATTTAACTGGGCAGTTTTAGATATAGTATAAGGAGATATTTTTAATGGAATAAAAGTATATTCTTCTTCCCATTTAAAATCATTGACTGACTCATCATAGGCCTTATTTCCTACTATCTGCACATTGTGCACAAGATTGTTAACATAGTCATAAACTTTCCAATAGTATTGTTTGATAGCTACATGGGTTTTATCTAACCATTGAAGGTGTGCTATAAACAAACTTTCCGGGTCTAAAGCTTTTTGATTCTTAGGCATTGGTAAATGAGTAGAGTGGTTTTGTTTCTCTTCAAATTTACAAGCTTCACTATAACAACCTATACGATCTTTAAAATTATTCTTCCAAGGTCCATCTACTCTTAGAGTATTGCAAGATGTATATTGTTTCCACTGCAAATGAAACACTGTATCTGGGTTGTCATCTAGGAACTGTTCTAATTGTTGTTTAGACATTTGACCATCCAGATATTCGTCTGAATCTAAACAGATAATCTTGTTTGAATATTTGTATGCTGTATCAAATAATCTTTGTCTTATATTAGTTTCTATGATAAGACTACCATCTTCACCAGTATTAGTTATGATCTCTAGTATGTTGTATGTTTCTTTTACTTCGTTCAAATACTCAAAGCTACCATCATTGCATCTGTCCAACATAAAAACAAATCCATCAGTATGTTGGCTCCAAATAGGAAGTAACTCTTTAATTAGAGCTAGTTCATTTCTGGCCATTGTTATTTGTACAATCATTTTGAAAGTAGTTTAAACATTCTATGTTTCCAATCGTCTACTGAATAAAATAGTTGGTAGTTCTTTTTAGCTTGATAAGAACACTCTTCATAGAACAGTTTATCTTCTTTAAGTTGTTTAGCCAGTTCAACTGCTCTTTGTACATCATTAACATCTACAGACAAATTAGAGTGGCAAAGCTTTTGAGTATCTACTTCACGGTTACCGATACAAGGAATTCCTAGATAAGCGCAGTTAAGTGCAAATGTGCCTGCTGCAATGGTAGGCATCATATGAACTGCATACTTGAATGTAGATAGATTCTTCATCCAATCTAACCATGACATTCTAGGTAGGTGGTTAATGCCTCCTATTAGATTCTCATTCTCTCTTTTAGCGTGACTATCTTGAACAAATATAGGATTGTTAAACTCTGAGGCCACTATATAACTTTCGAATCCTCCATACCATCTTGCCATGTTTCCTCCAATGATAGTCTTGTCTTCTTTGTTTGGAGTAATGTCTTTGATCAAGTCGTGGATCATTAGAGTATGTATGGCGTTCACAGGTTTGTTTTGGAACATTCCTTTGTAATATACAGTATCATGTTCATTGTGACAGAAGATCGAATCACACGCGGCTATCATGTTATAGTAATAGACCTGGTCATATATCTCATAATCATTCCACAACCAATGTGGACCTTCTTGAATAAAGTGTATTTTCTTGTTGTTCTTTTTTAAAGTATCTATAAAATTACTTCGAAGAATACCAGATGTAGGATTTTGTTCATCACTTAATTTAGTTCCTATTGAGTTAAGGTAGACCGCTCCTTTAGGAAAAATAATGAATACATGATCATAATCATTTATTTTATTAAAAAGAGTTATGTTGAAGTGGTCTGCGTCTAGCGCATACATCCATGCAAACTCTGTCCTCATATTAGGATATGTAGGAAGTGTTTTTCCATTGAATGGTAATTCTGTTAAAAATGCTATTTTCATTTATATTCGTTTTTCCAGTATTCAATCATTTCGTCTAGCATAGTTTCGAAAGTATATTTAGGCTGCCAACCAGTAACTTGCTTTAACTTAGTGCAATCGCCTTTCAATACATCTAGCTCTTCTGGTCTAAGATACTTCTGATCTTGCTTTACCCACTGTCTCCAGTTTAAACCAAGTTTATCAAACACATACTCACACAACTCTCTTACAGTGTGTGATATACCAGTTGAACAAACAAAGTCATCTGATTTATCTTGCTGAAGTATTAACCACATTGCTTCAACAAAATCTTTGGCATGACCCCAATCTCTTGAAGCATCTAAGTTACCAAGTCTTAACTCATTAGACAGACCATAGTATATCTTTACAGCTTCTTTAACAACTTTGTTAGTTACGAAGTTAGTACCACGCCTTGGTGATTCATGATTGAAAAGTATACCATTTGAAACAAATAAATTATAAGAATGTCTGTAGTTCCTTGAAATATTATAACCAAATACTTTAGCACAACCATAAGGAGATACTGGATTCAAAGGAGTTGTTTCTCTTTGGAACCCATCTTCATCTATTGAATTACCAAACATTTCTGATGAAGACGCTTGATACACCTTTGTGGTTGGGCAAACTTCTTTTACTACCTCTAATAGATTCAATACTCCAATACCTGTTGCATTAGCTGTGTATATAGGTTGATCAAATGATATTCTAACGTGTGATTGTGCAGCTAGATTATAGATCTCATTAGGCTTTACTTTGTTAATCACTCTATAAAGAGAAGAAATGTCTGTCATATCAGCGTAGTCCAGATTGTCTCTTATGCTTTGGAATATATCATTAAGTCTTGCTGTTTGGTTCTCTGATACAGAGTTTCTCTTGAGTATACCATGAACTTCATAACCTTTATCTAATAAGAAACTGGTTAAATAAGATCCATCTTGGCCATTGATACCTGTAATTAAAGCCTTTTTCATTTCCTTATTGTCTCGTAGTTTTCATTGAACCAATCAATTGTTTCTTTTAATCCTATCTCAAGTGGAATAAAATTATAATTGCCTATGATATCTATAAGTCTTTGATTAGAAGACGGCTTTCTAAACTGTCCATCTGGTTTATCTGTAAGCCATTTGACTTCACCTTTAAATTCCATGTACTGAACAATCAGATCAACCACTTCTTTAATAGAGTATTCTTTTGGATTAGAGATTATAACAGGATCAGTTCCATCATAATTTTCTAGTAGTAGATCAATTATGTTTGCTACATCTTCTGAGAAGACAAACTCTCTTAAAGGTTTACCAGATCCCCATACTTCAAAAGCTGTATTATTCTTTTTAGCTAGATAGCATTTATGAATAAGCATTGGAATAACGTGACCATTCTCAAGGTCAAAGTTATCATTAGGACCATAAATGTTTGTTGGTATTACACAGAAGTATTTTGTGCCGTATTGTTTATTGTATGCTTGTATTTGAACGTCTGCCATTCTCTTTGCATATGCGTATGGTGCATTAGAGAAGTGAGGTTCACCTTTATGTATCTTAGTTTCATCTAATGGATATTCTACATTGTCTGGAAATACACACGTAGATAGAAAACAAACAAGCTTCTTAACTCCAAATATGTAGGCTTCATTTATAACATTTGTATTCATCATAATGTTGTTATAAAAGAAGTCAGCGGGATAATTCATATTAGCCCCAACACCACCTACTGTAGCAGCTGTATGGACCACTACACCTGGCTTATGATCCATAAACATCTTTCTAGTTTGCACTTCTGATATTAGGTTGTAGTGCTTAGAAGATAATTTAGTGCCATCTTTAAAAGCAGAACCAACCAAACCAGTTCCTCCAGTTATGATCTTCTTCATAGCTTACTTACAAATTGATCTAAAATAGTTTCAATATAGTCAGTCTTTTCTTTATCAATAACAGGACTTGTGCCTAAGAAGAATGTGTCTGTTGTAACTTTACGAGCAACAGGAAAATTCTCTATCACATCTTTAGGATCCATAAGTCCTTTGTATGCTGGTTGAAGCATAATGTTGCCAGCAAAGTAAGGTCTAGTTTGAATCATATTCGCTTCAAAGAACTTACAGATATCAGACCTTTTGAAAGGAGCATCATCTTTTACGGTAACAGGAAATGCAAACCAATCTGGATCAGATCCTGGTTGTGCTTTATGTAAGTGGAAGTACTGTTCATATTTAGAGAATGCATTAAACAAGTTAGTATAGTTCTCACGACGTTTAACTCCTATCTCTTGTAGCTTATTCATTTGAACAAGACCAATAGACGCTTGTAGTTCAATTGGTTTTAGATTATAACCAATCTCTTCATAAACGTATTTGTGATCAAAGATATCGTTCGGTAGTGCTGGTAGCCAATTGCTAAATCTACAACCACACGTTCCGTTCTCTAATAGGTTTTGTTTACCAATACAGTAGCAACCACGACCCCACTCTCTAAAGCTACGGATAATAGTTTCAAGTTGTGGATCATTCATAGCAACAAAACCACCTTCACCCATTGTCATATGGTGTGCAGGATAGAACGAACAACTTGCCATCATACCAAATGAACCTAAAGGCTTTCCTTCGAATGTAGAGCCTAAAGCATCACAACAATCTTCTAACAAGATTAGTTTATACTTTTCTACAATTTCCATTAGCCTGTTCATATTAGGAGGATTTCCTAGTACGTGAGCAAATGTAATGATCTTACAATCAGGGTATTTAATGCAGGCCTCTTCTACTTGATCAAGGTTTAGGTTTAATGTATCTAGTTCAATATCTACAAAGATAGGTGAGAATCCTACTTGAAGTATTGGATTGATAGTAGTTGGAAAACCTGCAATAGGTGTAATTACTTTTGTACCTTTAGGAAAAGCCAAACCTCTTTTAGACGTCATTGCTAACATCATAACTAAGTTAGCACTAGAACCACTATTAAGTAGTAGTCCATATTCTTTTCCAAATAGTTTAGGAAACTTTCTCTCAAACTTGTTAGCCTCTGCTCCTAATACTAACCACTCTCCTAATAGAGTTTTAACTGCTGCTATATACTCTTCAGAAGAAAAATAAGGTCCAGCATACTGAACCCAATCTTTTCCAGCAGTCCAGGTTTTCTTACTATGTTTTTCTTTAATGTACTGATCTACTAAGTCTAATATTTCTTTCATAACACTGCGTATAACGTATTTTGTTTTTCTTGTCTCTCGATTGTTTTAGGATGAATCAGGCAATAGAATTCCTCAGGTGGCATCATAGCATACGTATTATGCCCTGTCAAAACCTCATGAACCTTGTTGACCCAATTGATCTTAGGTGAGTTCTGTAAGATCCTTGTTTGATAGTCTGGAAAGTTTACCCAACCTTTATCGTCAACTCTCCATCTCCAGATATCAATATGTTTTTGAGCCAGTCCTTCTACTGTGTTAATCCTAGGTAATAAAAATAAATCAATTGTTGGATTATCTTGCAGAATTTCTGGCAAGTGTTGTATAAATTCTTCTTTTAAGTATTCATCAGCGTCTATTTGAAAGATCCACTCTCCAGAACAATTTGCTTTAAGGTTATTCTTGAAAGCGCCGAAGTTGCCTTTAAGTGCAAACTCTACTAATCTAATTTGATTCTTATATTTATCAACCACTTGATAAACTTCTCCAGTAGTGTTACCAAGATCTGCTTGAACCACAATTTCATCTTCAGGTCTTTTATTCTTAATTAGTAGATCTAACAGTCTATCTAATTCTTTATGTTCATTACAAACTGGTATGGCGTAACTGATTCTCATTATTGTTGTATATCAAATAAACCAATATAGTCACAGGCTTCAAAGTATCCGTCTTGTCCAAAGTTTTGTAGCGTTTTAGAATCTGACTTGTGTGTCTTTCCTTTAAACCTTGGATTATCTTTCTCTTCTTCTGTTAAAGGTACAGACTTAATACCACTCCACTGCCATTCATCTTTTGAAGGACCGTTTGCAAAAACTGTTCCTAGTCCATCAACATTAACAACATTAGGGTACCACACGCGGCCTTCTTCATCTACATGCTTAATATCTTTGAAGAGTTCAGGCATCTCGGCTTCGTATGTTTCAACATCGTATTCACCCTCTCTGATAAGGTCAGATGTATTATATCCACAGCTCAAACAAGAATATGCACTATGAAACTCGTTAATAGGAGTTTTATAACAAGCTAATGATTCTTTACATTTAGGGCAAGTAATTAAATTATCAGTCATTTAATTGTTGTTTTTTCTTTTGACTATTAGTATAGTTGATTGTAGTTCCTTCAGGATATGAATATGTAGTTGACGTGTTTATAAATCCTGTTCCACCTATTCCGATTGAAATTCCACCATCATTAACTTTTGATAACTCTTCCTGTATTTCATCCCATTGTGCAGGTGTAACATTGTATGGATTAGCAGCTTTAGAGAATCCTTTTAACCATATAACAAATTCTTTCGACGTCATATTTTATTTAATTTAGGAAGTTCTATTTTCTTTAACTTAGGTAGTTGTAATTGAGGTTGAGTTGACTTAGGAACTTTGTCAAAATAAGTTTTAATCAGCTCTTTCATTTTATCAAAGCTAAATTCTTCTCTTGACTTCTTAGCTTGCCTCTTTGCCAACTCTTGATACTTGTTATACTTCTCATAAACGTCTTTAAGATAATGTTTAGCTTGAGATATATCAGGGCTGAACCATTGTGCATCTGGAAGAATAATTCCTGGAACATGTGTTGATGGATGCGTTGGTTTTAATTCTCCTCCTATTTGACAAGTAAACTCACGATCTAAAAAGTCTGTTTGTCCTGACCAGCCAGAAACAATAATAGGCTTTTTAGCCAAAGAGAATTCAAGAAGAGGTCTACCGAACCCTTCACCTTTAGTTAGATTGAACATCGCTTTAACTTTACCGTGATTATAAAGGTAGTTAATGTCTTTGTCGTCTAATTCTCCATGAAGTAGATATACATTAGGAAGTTTTCCTTTAACTGATTCTCTGATAGCATCTATCTTTTTTAGTAGCGCATCTCGATCCATAATACTAGAACCAGCGCCAGATACTTTCATAATCAAAGCAGGTTTATTCTTTTTATCTTTGAATGTCTCTAAGAATGTTTTAAGCATTAGGCTTACATTCTTTCTGTCTTCGCCAATTTCACCTTGAAGCCAGTGACCAACAAATAAAAAGCAAAAGTCTTCTTCAATTTGATCTAACTCTTGAACTAATTCTGTTTCTTCAATATCATTATCTTCTAAAAAGAAGTATTTGTTTAGATCAACTCCTTCAAATAGAACATCAACAGGTTTTTGTAGTTTAATATCTTGAATAAGTTGATTAGTGTTTTTGTCTCTCTTCTGATATGCGGTTTGCTCAAATACAGTTTTAGCGTGTTTAGAAGACACTAGGGTAACATTCATTCTATTTATTCCTTCTATCCACGCAGGATCGCAAGCAGTAGTTTCTATACCAGCAGTTATACCAATATTATAAACTCCTATTGGTTGAAATTCATTTGGTACAGTTATTTGAATCCACACATCTGGCTTTTTTGGAAGTTCTGGTGTGTGATGAATCATAGGAAGTATCCAACCCCACTCTTCCATATTATCTTGAATATAACCCCAAGGAGTAGCTCCCCATCTTTGACTTAAGATTTTAAAGTCATATTCACTTTTCTTAGTTTGATATAAAGCTCTAAAGAAATCTCTAGCTCTAGCACCGTAACCGGAGTAAGTATCAATAGGACATGATACAATACACAACTGTTTCATATTAGTATATTAATTTGTGTGTAATTTTATTTTTAGGTAACTTTTCTATTTTAAGTAGTTCAAACTTCTTTCTAGGTTTAAACTTAACAAATGTTTCATCTACTGATTCAATGATATTGTCGCACATGTGTTTTGCACTCATCATAGATTCTTCAGATAGAACCCATTTACGTCCAGCCATACCTCGTCTTTGTCTTTCTTCTATTGGCATATTATAAACCTGTTCTAGCTTTTCTGCTGCATCAATGAAGCTACAGCGATCATCTATAATATAAGGTGTAGGTATTGAACCAACTATACTTTGATTTGTTGGAAATAAAGGTATTGCCCACTCTCCACATTCTTTATATGTACCGTAATGATTAGAACAGAATTTATCATCGAAGTCAATCCACTTACCATTCTCATCAACAAACCTCATTTGATCTTGCATACCACCAGTTACATTTGCCATGATCATTTTACCGCACATCATACCTTCAGTTAAGCTAAGACCCCAACCTTCATTGGAAGACATTAACATAACAATGTCGCTTAAGTTATAGAGTAGATTAACTTCTTCAGCTGGTACACGTGAATCAGAGAAGTATACCTTTTGATATTCTGGGTCGCAAAGGAGTTCTATTACGGCTTCTAAGTCTGTACCGTTTTCGTCTTGTCTTTGTGTGTGAAGTACAAGCGCACATTTAGAAGCCTTTTCTTTACCTATTCTATCACAAAATACAGAATACGCTGCAATAGTGTCTGCTGTACATTTACGTCTAATATTTCTTGAATTGTAGAACACAATAAACTCTGGTTCAAAATCACCAAAAATTTGCTTTCTTTTTGCTTCTAACTTGTCATTTTCGGGATTCATGAATTCTGTGATAGGATAGAATATCTTCTCATTAATTCCATGAGGTACATACTTAATGATCTTGTCTTTAGCTTTATCTCCTAGAACAAGTCTATTAATATTTTGAGTTTGTTTAGAGATTGCCATTAAAGTATCACAAGACTCATAGTATGATTTGTTATATAATGGAGCTGGCATATCGTCCCAAATATTCAAATAGATCATTGGAACTTTTTTACGTATCTCATTCTCCATCTGGAATAACCATATCCAGTATCTAGGATCAGTAAAGAACATGATAGCGTCTGGCTTTTCTATTTCCATTAATTGCCTAATCAACTCTACCGTACCATATCCAGATATTGGGTACATATAAACACTTGCATCAGGAATATCAGCAACACGATTAGTATCTTGAGAAATGTCTAGACGTTTGCCTTGATCTGGGTGATTAATAGCAGCTCCTAAATTAACCCAATTGTATCTGTGTGCTGTACCTACAACTATCTCTCTAGCCATGGTAGAGATTCCAGAAGTCATGCGTATGTCATCACATAAGAACAGAATTTTCTTTCTCTGTTCTCTAGGAATGTAACCTTCTTTCATTTAAAACTTATTTTATTGCGTCAATTAAAGTAGATCCTGTGTAGTATGTGTTATACTGTTCGTGAACAGATTGTCTGAAGCCTGAGTCAGTTAGATACATGAACATAGCTCTTTCAACTATGTCTTGTAAGCTCATCTTTGTTTTTACTGATGTAACTTTAAAGTCTTCGTATAAAGTCTGTGGGATCTTTACAGACGTTATGACTCTTTTTGATTTGTTTACCATATTCCTTTTCTAATAAATATACTAGAATATACAAATAAATATGTAAATAAAAAAATATTTTTAGGCTTTTTTATCACAAAGTTCTGGCTTGTTAGTATAAGGACAGAACTTACAACTGTTTAAATTCTTAGGGTATAATCTATCTTTGTTGTACTTTGCATCAACTGTGAAACACTCTCTTATAAACAGAGATAAATCTTTGATAGCATCTTCTACTTTCTTTTTACCATTTGGAGGTACGAACTCTTGTACTCTATAGATTGGATAGTCTGGATTCTGATATACTTTTCTCTTTACTATAAAGAACTTAACGTCTATCTTTTCCTCAGGCACATTCATTACCTTTGAGTAGAACCTCTTGTACAACAGTATTTGATTGATTTTAGTCTGGTCTTTCTTTTCGTAGTCTGACCAACCTTTTGTGCTGGTTTTGATATCGTAGATGGTGTAGGACTCTGTGTTTTTTTCATAGATAATAAAGTCAATTGATCCATTCATTAATACGTTTGGTATGTCTTCTAGAACAGGCTGAAGGATAGGGATCTCTATACCAACTAATTCAGTGTTACGAATAGAAAAGTACTTCTTCCTATTCTTCTTAAGCCAGTCTAGTGTTGATTGACCGTCAGCCAAAAACTCTTTTAACTCTTCTTTAGTAGTAAAGTGTTCGTTTTTATTTTCTTGTAAGCTTATCCTATAGTTTTCAACAAGCCTGTCTTCTAGCATTTTATTCAGATCTAATTCATCTGCAGCTTTACCAGACTTCTCATACATTGTCTGTAAGTAACTCTGAATGGTTTCATGCATGGCAGTTCCATATACTAGGTATATAGAAGGCTTGAAGCTAGACTCTTTCTTAATATACGTTAAGTACCATTGGTATTGACACTGCTTATATATAGAATACTGAGAGTAGCTTACTGCCTTTTGATAGGCAAAGTTTATGTCTATTTTTGGCTTAGGCATTATTTCTTTTTACCTACAATAATCGTTTTGATCTTTTGTAGATATAGAATGTTATCCATTTGTTCTTCAATGGCTGCATCTATCCACTGTTCTAAAGACCAATCTTCACGATCTAATGTAGTACCATATTTAGCTTTGCCTACGTTTGACCTACTGATAAACTTATCAACAATAGCATCAACAACAGAGTCAGCTTTAGGAACTTCTCTTTTTTGTATAGGAACATTATCATGAATTGTGATAGTTCCCAGATCTCTATTCATTGTCATTTTGCTTCAATTCTTTAGGGTAAAAGTCATCGTTTACATGTCCACATTTAGTACACACAAAAGTAGGAATTGGAAGAACTCCATCTTGTGCTTGACCAGTTAAGAACTTACTAACTTTACGAAGCATTAGTGCTTCTTGAAATGTTTCGTTACCACACGATTCACATTTGATCCCTACAGTTTTGTCTAGAGATACGTTTACTTTTAATCTTTGATCTTGCATGTTGTTTTATTTAAAAATGTTGCTACTGTTCTTTAACTTATTTTTTATTTCTTTTTAGTTAATTTATTTTCTAATTTATCGAAGCGTGAATCTGTATAGCTATAGTTCTCATCAATTCTACGTTCTACTAAATCTATTGCTTGATCTAGTTTACGTTCTATTGAATCATATTTATCTTGAATTTCTCTCCATAGAGATTGATTTTGTTGTTCTAGTGACTTGACCTTCTTTAACATTTTAACAATATTGATGATAAGCCAAACCAATATCCCGACTAACACTGTAGCCGAAACACCTAATAAAAATGTATTCATAATTTATATCTCCTTATATGTCAAAGAACAGTAGCTTGTGCCCCAAGAGAGACTCGAACTCTCACATCTTTCGATACTAGATCCTAAGTCTAGCGCGGCTGCCAATTACGCCATCGGGGCAGGTGTTAGTCTTTTGATCTACCATAGAGATCTACAGGTACTCCGAAGAGCGCTAACACCCCTGCTACAGATAATTTGAATATAACTATTTACGTTAATAAAGAACTATTGATCTTATTAGTGTCCATGAATAAATAAGCTGATCTCGATCCCTAATAAAGATCCTGCAACTCCACCCATTGCATAACCAAACCACAAGTGCCAACTATCATCTGACTTGGCGATCTTCTTAATAACAAAGAAGCTAAATGTTGCTAATAGAAAATCTGATGTAGCAGACCAAAAGTAATTTGCTTGCGCAACTGCCCGATAGTTAACAACCATCATACCATAGTTTAGAGTTTGTATTCCAAACATAATAGCTGCGTCACCAATATCTTTCCAGGTTTTCATAACTTTGTTTTAAATTGATAAAATGTCTTGGTGTCTTTTTATGATGTCTCTAAGTTTTTTAGCATAGCCTCTTGACTCAGAGTATTTTCTATCGATAAAGTTTATATATTGTGATCTAGTCATTTTTCTCTTTCTCATCATGAACTCTTGATAGAGTGCATAGTCTTGAACAGAATGCATCCATGTTTCATAGACAGCAAATCCACGTTCATTCTTTCTGATGGCAACAGTCTCTCTTACATTAGGCATCATCATACCAAATAAGTTGTTTGCTTCTTTACAGGTCTGGCTTTTGAAGTGACCTGTTTCAAGAATGGCTTGAGCAAATGCAATCTCTGGGTACATGATGTCCATTGCTTTAATGGTCAACCATAGATTTTCTTTAGTTAATAGACCAAGATCATTCTTAGCTTTTGTGTGAGGCATAAAGCTCGATAACACCAACAATAAAATGATTAGCTTTTTCATGTTTATTATTTTTAGATGTCCCTCTAGGATTCGAACCTAGACTAAGTGGACCAAAACCACTTGTGCTACCGTTACACCAAAGGACAATGTAAGCCGACTTTCGTCGACCTACGTGGCGTCAATGCTTATCGCACCGTCTTCAGGTACTCGGTACGAGAATCGAACTCGTATCACCACCGTGAAAGGGTGGTGTCCTAACCGTTAGACGAACCGAGCAAGGAGTCGGGTTGGCTGGATTCGAACCAGCGAGTTCTCCACATCCCAAATGTGGCGGGGTAACCGGACTCCCCAACAACCCGTTCTAATAATCAAATTACAAAAATCTTTATTAATTTAAATATTAAATTAGCTAGTATTGTAAGTTTATACTATATAGTGTAGCCACTATAAAAAAAATTGGGACAACATAGTTGCCCCAACTCTTTATAATAATAAACTAAGTAAATTACTCTTCGTTGTTTTCTGCTTCGATTTTTTCTTTTTCAACTTCTGTTTTACGGTTTGTCCATTTGTCAACAGAAGCGATACCAAAAGCACCAAGGGTAATTACCATGAATCCATCAAAAATGAACTCATTGATAAGAAGTTCTTTGCCTAACCAACCTGTGATTAGATCAACTCCTAATGCAATTATCATACAAATAAATGACATAAAACCTACAACACTCTTTTCATTGATGTCGTTATTGTCTCTGAATAGATCTTTCCAGAAGCTCATAGTTTTGAGTTTTGTTGTGAACAATTTAATTTAATGCCGCAACTACAACAGTCGTAACTATTGAGAAGAACATCCAAACAGCCCACATCCTCTTTTCTCTCCAATGTTGTTTATCTTCATCTTTAACAAGAGTATCTAATGTTTCTATTTTTTTATCTGATACTACAAGTTTTTCAGACGCATATACAAAATTAGAATCTAGTTTTTGCTTCTCAACCTTTAGAGAATCTATTTCTACTTTATTTACATTGACAGTTTTGTCTAATGCACTTATACTATCTCTTAAGTCAAGGAATTTTTTATTGATCTCATCAGCCTGTTTAACTGTCATTATTACAACAGTGTCCTTACCTATCGTTTTTACCACCGGATACTGGCAGTAACTTGAAAGGCTTGCCAAGATCATCAGCACTGTCAAGCATAATCTTAAGTTCATTGTTTTCACTTTTTAACTGTTTATTTTCTTGTTTCAAAACAGTAATTTGTTTAACAACGGTTTCTACTTTTTGGTTAATTGTGCTATCACTTTTTGCACTTGCTGCACTAGAGGTTGCAAAAGTTTGCTCACTGTGGATAATGATTGAATCAATTTTGTCAATGCTTTCATTTGTTTCGATTTTTGCGTCTATTTTAGGCTGACAACCTATTAACATGACTATTGCTAGAAAGTATAACGTTTTCATAGTATTATTGTATTTTACCAAGTTGTTGTAATACTGCGATCTTAGATGCCAATGCAGATGAAGTGCTATCTGACTTACGTAGTTGCTCAGACATTTGTGATAGTTTTGTTTCTAACTGCTCTATCTTGGCGTTCTGCCTATCTTGAATGGCAGTGTTAGACATTTTGATATCTACATAAAGATATCCTACTGCCACAATACAAATAAACATAAGACCTTTTACAGGATCTTTAGAGAACTCCTTAAAGGTAATAGGAGGCTTTATAGTGCCTGCTACTGATTCTGCTACGGATGCAGCTTTTCTTGCCATTTTATTTAATTTTATATAAATAAAAAAAGGGCTGTATATACCGATATACAACCCTTCAATTACTTTTCAGTAATAAATATGTAGATTATGTGTTTTTTGGTGGAGGAGACGGGACTCGAACCCGTGTATCCATAAGGAACAATAACACCAGCGTATCACATGCTTAGTACTGAATTGTAAGAGACGTGGGTAGTAGCTTTTATCTCTTCTTTGCTCCATCAGTCTTGCGACCAACTCTGTACTGTAATTT